TGGTTTCCTTGTTTCCCGTCTTCTCGTTGTAGCATTCAACCTCGACATAATTCGGATGCCACTGCTTCACCCGGCCCACCCGCAGCTTCCGGATGTCATATCCGCCGCTGTATTTCGGGTCGATATCTGTTTCCACCGGAACGACGGCGACGACACCTTCGTCCAGCAAGGAAAGAAAAAGGTCGTGCCGGAAAGCACGACCCGTTTGATCGATATTGGCCTCCACGTTGAGGCATTCTTCCAATCCGCTCTGCACATATTCGGCTAACCGTCCAGCCTGGTCGAGCCGCACATGGTGGATAGCCACCTCGGCGCAGTCCAGGGCGATCCGGTTATAGATACCGGCAACGAAGCTTCGGGCGTTGCCCCTTGAAAGACGCGGCGTGTCCGGTCGTTCGCTGGAAGATGGCCCCAAATCCCTCATCACCGGCGCATCCCGTCCAAAGAACGCGCTCCAAGCGTGTTTCAATCTGTCAGAAAATCTTGGCATTTTGAGCTCCTTCTTATCTTCAGCGTCTGTTGGGATCCGTCATGTTCGGATTACCGAGGAGATTGTTGATTTGCTGAACATACTGCGCCGGGTTGATCAGCCCTAACGTCAGCTGATCTCTCAGCTGGCCGACGTAATCGGCAGGAATGCCCGCGTTAAGAGCCCTTGCCGTAGCGTTATCCGCATTCTCCATCGTATTTCCGGTGACCTGATTGTAAGCGTTAGTCACAGTCTGTCCTGCATTACCGGCAAAATTACCAATCGCCCGTCCGGCGTTGTTGGCCGCGTCAACCGCTCCGTTCCAGGCATTCGTAGCAGCATCGCCAATCGCTCTACCAGCATCATTAAAGGCGTCGCTAACGGTCTGCCCAATGCCTTTTGGCTTGCTGGATCCCCACGGGCCGCTCTCGTTAATCAGCCGATCGATAGCGTCCTCGTACTCCTCGCGGGTAATCTGCCCGTTGACATAATTGTTCGTCAGACGGTTTGCATCTTCCGCAGGTACACCGGAAGCAATAGCCCTTGAAAGACCGGCGGCAGCACCAGGCGTAGCGCTTATAGCGTCGGCAGCATCGCTGGCGAAATTACCGATCGCCTGCCCCGCATTATTAACTGCTTGTCCGACGTTATCAGCCGTATCCCGTACAAAAGTGCCGACACCTTTTGCTGCATTGGATACCGGAGTCACGACATTATTATTAACCCACTGGCCGGCATCATTGACAGCACCGGTAACGCCATTCCAGGCATCATTAACAGTATTTCCGATTCTTACACCAAGACCGGGTGTTATAGTCGGAACGACATATTCTCCGGTCCGAAGATCCCAATAAGGAGCGGCATCTGCACTTCCAGGTTGGACGCCGTAGACAAAGTTTCGGACGTCGCGAGCACGATCGCCAGCCCACTGACCGGCAGCATTAGCCGCACCGCCAACAGTCCGACCGACATCACCAGCAGCATTACCAATCCACTGACCGGCTGCATTGGCCGCATTTCCGACAGCACGACCGACATCACCAGCAGCGTTGCCGACCCACTGACCGGCAGTATTAGCCGCACCGCCTACAGTCCGGCCAACGTCACCAGCAGCATTGCCGATCCACTGACCAACTGCGTTGAGCGCATTGCCAATGTTCTCGCGAGCGCCGGCTTCGTGATTCCGTCTATAGGTGCCATCCTGAATATTGACAGTATCTCGGCCATTCCACCAATTTTCGATTGCTTCTCGAGCACCAGTCTGATGTTCCTGCCTCTCACGACCGTTATCATTGACTTCGATATCCCGGCCATTCCACCAGGCATCGAGATCTTTCGCTCGATCGCCAACCCATTCGCCAACGTCGCCCATAGAAGCTAACGCCCATTCTCCGCCTTCTTTTAACCGATTTCCAACCCAGTTAGCTGCATCGGACACAGCACCGCCGGCTGTATTTAAAGCACCAACTACGGTATTACCGATATCCTTTCCGGCCTGAGCAAACCATCCGCCGACATTGTCCCAAAAGCTCTTTTGCTCGGGAGTTTCCTGACGTTGCTGAGCTGGGGGAGTCTGACCCTGACCTTGCTGATTGCTCGCGGGCGGAGTCTGACCCTGACCTTGCTGATTGCTCGCGGGCGGAGTCTGATCTTTCTGGGGCGTATTCCCATTTTGATTTGTTTTGCCGGAACCGCCACTGTTCGGATTAGTATTGCCCGGCTGATTAGGATCCGTAGCGCCAACAGGCCCAAGAAATCTCTGCCGCAGAGTATCAATATTGTCAGGAGCGTTGTTAAGCACCTCGTCTACAAACTCTCTCCTGTCTTTCGAGGTTCCAGGTGCATCGTCTTTAGTCGTTACTTCTGGCTGGGGCACGAGCTTTCCCTGCTGGTTGCTGTTGGACTTGACGATACGAACGTTTCTCATCATCTGCTGAACAAAATCGCGTCCAGCCGAAACGTTCTCGGAAGGGGTTCTTTCTGCACGATTATCGGTCGCATTTGTGGTCGGAACCTCGGTCGTGACGGATTGTGTAGGACGCGTTCCAAGCCGATTACTATTGAACCGGACCGTTCTTGCCCCATTCGCAAGCCTGGAGTCATTAGAACTGGCTTGCCGCCTTGTCTGGCTCCGCTGGCTTGTTGTTCGCTGATAATCACGCTGCAGATTCGGATTGACAGGACCAACAAGTTTTCTGCTCGTATTTTTGGCTCCCGGCAAGTTATCGGTTCCCTCAGCCTTCTCCCCGACGATTTTGTAATTCTTCATGTAAGCCGCGCCGGGCATAACCTGACCGTTCTTGGACCCCTTCGGACGGCCTCTTCCGCTGCCGATTCCGAGTCCGTGTTGCAGATCTTCGTCCGCATAATCAATTCCTTTAATTCTAAACTGACTCATGTTCGTGTACCTCACTGTAATATGCTGGCCCGCCTTTATTAGCCGATGTTTATAACCATGGGCCGACTGTTTTAAGATCTAAGCAGATTCAGATAATCCTGACGGTACTGTTCGTTTGCTTCTTTAACCAATTGCTTATTCAAGATTGATTCAGCAGCCTCGACTCCCCTGGTATAAACGTTTTCTTTCTCCTGGGCCGTTAGGCTCGACATACCGTCTTTTCCAGTAAATGCATCGATCATTTTTCTGCAGGTTTGATAGTTTCTCTCTTGCGTAGCATTGTAATTTTTCATATCTTTCCTAAACTGCCTGGCTTCTGCATCACCGCTATCAAGTAACCAGGACGCAAAAGGTCGATCCATCGAAAAGCTCTTAATCCTATAAGATCCGATCATGTAATATTGTGGAATATAACCCATGCTGAGCATTACGGAATCTTGCTTGTCATAGGAATTGATTGGTTTTCCCTTATAGCCTTTGTCGTAGTCATCCAATTCTTTCCATTGTTTTTTAACTGCTGCTTGGCTCCATTTTGCCATGAAGTCAAAAGAATTGGCGACCTTGTTGTATTGTTTTTGGCACCTGGCGCCTGATTCTGCTCCGGATCGAAAATCTTTAGACATTTTGCTGGCCATAATTTTGATCTGATCGCTTCTTCGGAATTTTCCAATGGACCGGCCTTTTTGTCCGACGCCACTTGCAATTTTGGAAAACCTTTTTGTTTCTTTTTCTCCGTAATATCTGGCACGTCCTTCGGCTGTAAGGGTGCCATCAGGATTCTGGAACCGACGAATGCCCCATTTCTGTCCGATTATACCGTGATGAGCAAGATACTCCGGATATGGCTCATTTAACTCATAAACCATCTAATCACCGGCTTTCTTACGAGAACCATGTTAAAGCGCCGTAAGCTTTCTTATCACCGGCATACCGAAGAGCCGTGCCAACAGGCTCCAATCCAGCTCCAGACTCGAAAAAGCTTCTTACGACACCGCTACCTCTGGCTCGTGCATGCCGATAATTTGGAGTTAGCACAGCATTATTCGCAACCGTCGTCAACGCCAAAGTCACAGGATTAAATGCCGCAGTAACATTCGCCAATTCGGTAAGGGCACCGGAACTAACAGTCCCGGAAACAATCTGATCGAAAGCAGTAATCCAAGCTTCCGGATTGACTGGCGAAGCCGAAAGGGAACTAAGAAGATTATTCAAACCTCGTAGTCCTTGAGATGTGGCAAGCCTTCCGCTTTTCTGACGGGAATCCCAGGCCGTTCTGTTATCGTTTGCTGCGGCTTGCGCTTCGGCTTTTTTGGTTAATTTTGCGGCACGCTTCTCGTCGCCCTTTGCCTCTGCTTTTTCCTGCTTCTTTATAAGCCTTGCGCGTCTATGTGCACCAAGCTTACTCATGCGCATTGGATCATTCAGCATCTTGCGCATCGTTCTATTTTCATAAACCGATTTGCTGCCGTATCTTTCCCGACCTGCTGCAGTAAGTGTACCGTCGGGATTTTGGAACCGTCTAACTCCCCATTTCATCCCGACAATCCCATGATGGGCTAAATAATCCTCATACTCTGAGGAATCATATGCTTCGTAAATCATCTTAGGGGGGGGGTCCTTTCTATAGATTCAATCAAAGTTTTCGTTATTCAGTTTATAGGCTATATAGGCGTCCATCATAGCGGCCACTGCGTCGATCTTATGTTCGTACCTTTTCTTCGCCAGTTTTCGGTTTCCGTTTGTATCCTCGATCGCAATGCAGTTGCCCATGCAATATTGCATGATTCCCTGGTCGAACACGAGAGACCGTTCTTCAGCGAGATTTCTAAGTTCTCCCAGCGGAACACTTTCTGTTTTCGAGCCTTGAATAACTTTCTCAACGGCGTAAGGTCCGTAATCCCTTACCCACCGTTCCACAAATTCCTTTGCATTGTACGGGTCAAACCCGAAGGCCCGCACGTCATACTGGCACCGCTCAATAAACCGCTCAAGATCCTCATATACGTCGTCTATAGCCAAAACAGTTCCGTCAAGCACAGCCAGACTGGTTTCGTTGATAAAATCATCGTATTTATTCCTGGTAGCCGCCGGCAGATTCAACAAAGTTCTGCTCGTAATGTAGCATCTGGACTTAACGCCGAATCGGCCATCACCGATCGGGAATAAAAAGGTGAATGCACAGAAGTCATCGCCCTGACTTAGGTCAGCGCCCATAGCACATGGCATTCCCCAGAAATCGGTTCTTGGATGGCAAATCGTCTGCTCATAAGTAAAGAAGAACGTGCTGCCTTCCATAGGAATTCCGAATCTCTTGGCCAACGTATCGTTCGCAGAGCTCGGGTTGTTTTCTGCTCTTTCGACTTCACGCTGATAGGTCTCGTAAGTCACCGTATACCCGAGATTCGGATTTGCTTTTCGCCATAGGAACGGATCGGCAATTTCCTTCTTGTCGTCCAATCGGTAATACCAAATGGACACGTGAGGGTTCCGATACTCGCCCCGAAGAATTTTCATCAGTTCGA